TGAATAATGAGTTAATGAAATTCACCGTTATAGTTAACGAGACTGGCGGAACTAACTATAATACATCTACAAAATTATTTACATGTCCATATGATGGTTGGTATGAAGCATCATGTCATGTTTTAACTCAATCTTCACAGGCTGGAGAATTACAACTGAAGGTGGCAGGAACTACAGTTGCTAGGACATATATGGCGAGCGATAGAGGAATGAATGCACATAATGTTATATATTGCTCAGCTAATGATACCATAGGATGGTATTGGGCAGCAACCGGCACTGTTCATTATCAAGGTGGAGTTGATGCATATTCCAGTGCAACATACCGTTTAATAGGATAGAAATATGGCAATT